CTAGCGAATATTCCGCATCATACGATCGCGCGATGAATCGCGGTAGACCAGCGTGCGGCGTGGCTGCGGTGTCGGCGTGCCGAGGATATCCACTGCGATCCGCTTGGCCGCGTAGCGCTGATGCGAGTAGCGTCGGAGGATGTCCTGCGAGACATGGCCAGCGACCGAGCGCACCGCATCTTCAGAGATATTGTGTTCGAGCATGCGGGTGATGGCCTGGTGGCGCATATCGTGGGGCCGCACCCAGGGCAGATCGGAGACTTCGCGCAGCGCCTCCCACTGCTTGCGCAGCCAGGAAGCGGACGCCGGCCGCGTGGGATCGTAGAGGCCGGTCTTGACGCGCAGCGGGAAGATGTAGTCGGTGGGCTGGCTCGATCCGAGGAATTGCGCGCGCTCCAGCACCCGGCGAAACATCTTGAACGCCTCCGCGTTGAGCGGGATGCGGCGCGCGCGGAAGGCGTTCTTCACCATCTCGTGCGGAATCTCGATCATCGGCTCGGGGCCGTCCATCGTGACGTGACGAAGCTGCAGCGAGCGCAACTCCGCGCCGGTCGCGGTAGTGTTCTGCGAGATGACCGCAACCAGGTACGCGAGATAGCAGCGGTCGTCCTTCGCCGCCGCCTCCAGCATCGCCGCGGATTCCTTCTCGGTCATCACCCGCTGGACAATATTCTTGGGCAGCATCAGCGGTTGATAGTACCGCTCGATGCGCTTCCACTCCCCGGCGACTACCATCATCTGCTTGAGCGTGTTGCATTCGTGGTTGATGTAGCTGGCGCCGGAGCGACACGCCCACTGCGCGCCCTCGTTCACCAGGCGCTGTTGCTGGTAGCTGCGGATGTGCCCGGATTGGATCTCCGCCAGCGGGAGCCTGGCGAAGAAGACTTTCAGCGCAGAGACGTGCGCGCGGTAGTTTGCGACGGTGCCTTTACTGCGGTAGGACTCGCGCCATGCCAGCCACGCGGTACATGCATCTTCAAAATTCAAGTGTGAAATATCCAACTCTGCGATCATTATGGCCCGTCCAGCCGCATAACACGCGGGGCAATCGAGATGCCCGACGGTGTGCTGGTTCAAATCTGTTCTATGGTTTGCCGCCATGATAGGCGGGAGACTGGGCAGGAAGTGAAACAATGTTGGCATAATGGTTACCTCTGGGGGTTACCTTCCCCGCAAGAGATACACGAACTATGTCAACTTTTCAACTACATTCGTATACATTACCATTTAGTTACTAGAACTTACGTGCAGTAGCGGGCATAAGGACGTGGAGACCGCTGCTTCCCCGGCCGCATACTTTCGTATACAGAGTAACGCGGGCCATATCCTTCTTTCTATGGACCGAAAGAGGGATTGCGCTTGGAAGAACGCAGGACTACAGTCGTACCGGTACGGCTGAATGACGCCGAGGCGCTCCGCATGGATGAGGCTCGCCGGCCCAAAGGTCTCGCACGTTCCGCATATTTGAGGATGGCACTATTGGAGAAGTTAGACCGGGACGGACGCGCAGAGCGGGAGACTACCGCCGGCGAGGTTTAGCCGCGGCTTCGCGTTCCAGTCTCGCAATCTCGCGCGCTATGTACCACTGGGCCTTTTTGAGGTCCTCGAGTCCGTTCTTGAGGGAGTGCCGCCAGATATATTTGAGCGCATTCCCCATGCAGAAATTCATGTGCTCAGTGATCTGGATACACTCGATGCCGCTTGGATGTTCGGTGTAGTGGGTTGGGTGGTTTACTGGATCCTGGGCCATTTTTACCATAGTCCTTTCATCGCACCGGCGGCTGCCAGGCGTAACATCTGAGCGTCAAAGATTGGCCCGTGGCGATCATTCACGCCCCACAGGTCGACATGCACCATCTCGTGCATCAGCGTAAAGCGCCGCGCGGACCGGCCGACACAAAGATCCGGATTGACGCGGATACGAAACCAACCTTCCGGCGTAACCCAGCAGTCGCCATAGGCGCGCTCGACCGTTTCGTACACGATAAAGATGCTCGAGGGCAGCTTTCCGCGGAAATACTTGCGGTTGTAAAGCCGATACCATCGCCGCAACTGGCGGTCGGACCGTGGGCGGCGCACTAGAACCTCTTTTCGTAAAATCCGCGATCGTAGAACGGGAACCACTCGACGCCGAAGCGGGTTACAACGCCGCGATCATCCTGCGTCACCTCAATCACCAGAAAGCCCACATGCGCCTGCAGCTTCTTTTTGCGCATAAACATACTTTGATCACAGGTGCAGCCCGTCTGCACGGCGTGGACTTCGCGGGGATAGCCGTAGTTGAACTTGTGATAATGGCCGGCGAGCTCGATCTGCGGCTTCTCTCCGCCCTGGTAGCTCTCCACGCGCTTCTGGTCGGTGTAGCTGATGGCGTAGCTGGAGCCGCCGCCGGGATGGACGACGCGCATCACGCTCGACCCGGTTCCGGCCGCCAGCTTCACGTCGCACTCGCCGTAGCCGAGATATTTGAGATCCGTGCGCCCCGCCTCTTCCGCCTTCATCTGCAGGTAGCGGCCCACCTCGATCCCCTCGCGCTGCTGATACCAGCCCTCGTGATCGTCGCCGGCGATGTAATGCGTGGTGATGCCCTTGCGGACCGGGAATTTGTCGATCAGGTAATCAAGCTGGTTGTCCATGCCCGGCGCGGTGACCAATTCTGTCTTGTTGAATCTTGCCTCGCCGTCGATCCAGTTGCCGGTGTTGAATACGTCGGTGATGCCTTCGCGCTCGAAATGGTCGTACGCCGCGTTCAACACGTCCAGCCGCGAGTGCTTATTGCATAGATGATTGTCGCCAGTGACTCCGAAGCGCCGCACGCCTGGCAGGGATTGAAGAACGGTCTTGCCCGGCTCGATCAGGATGCTGTCTTTCACGTCCCAGCGCCCGTCCGCCTCAAACAGCATGGCGCCCTTGGCGTTCATCTCGGCCAATAGGTCGCGTACCCGCTGCGGCGAGCAGTCGAGCGCGTCCGCCATCTCCGGCACCGTCTTGGCGCCCTTGCGCAGCACTTTGCGGACGGCATCGAAGGCGATCGGCTCGGCGACGGCGGCGGGAATGACAGCCGGGGCAGGTTCTTTCATCGCGCCCGTGTAGATTCCATGGATGGAGCCGGCGGACACTCCAGTAAGCCGACTGATTTCGCTCCTGGTCGGACAGGGTTTCTTCGCGAGCAGGTCGCGGACCGCTTGAATCTTCGATGCAGCGAGCGGAGGGGTTGGCATCGTGCGCTTACCTCGAGGACTACTGTTCGGGCTTTAGTTCGGGATGACGCGACACCGCGGCGTTGTAGCCATCGCGCCATGCTTCCAGGCGGGCAATCGATAGCGCAGCAAGTTCAATCTTTTCGTCGTGCCCGTCCAGGCGGCCGTCTTGCCCATCGTTGCGCTTGGTTTCATTTCGGAGAGCGCCGACCAGTAGTCCGGCAGTAAAGATCATCACAACTACCGAGACAATCGTCGGGCCCCACAGCGCAAAGTTCACTTGGACAACACCTCGATAAAAAGTTCGGGCCGAATCGCACGGCCCTGGAGTTTATGCGGCACTCCTAACAAGATTGGTGGACGGCTTCTCACCGCCTCCGGACGTTTCGAGCAACGTCTAAGGACTTCGGGGTTAGAGAGTCTTCGCCAGCGCGGCGAACTGCGGCACGTTGGCAACCAGATCCTGCACGGTCTGGATCACTTTGATATCGAGCCCGGCGTCGTTCAACTTCGCCGCGGCAGCCGCTCCGCCAGCATTCAACACGGCGGAGAGTTCGCCGAGCAATGCGTACCCGGCATCCTCCACCGAAACCGCCAGCGGACCATATACGGGAACCTTTGCGGTAACGGCCTCAACGACGCCCTTACTCGCTGCGATCGCGGGCAGTGTAGAGAGAACGTTCTTGTAAACAACAGCGAAAAAGTGGCCGACGGATTTGAACATAGGGTGGTACTCCTTTATTTTGGGTCCGGCACCTGCGCCGGGTAATCTGGAGGTGGAGGGCTACTCTTGAAGGCGTATAGCGCCGCCGCCCAGGCCGCGTTTCCTAGCGTGCCCAGGGCTACATTTCCGGAGTGGAACCCATACTGGACACACAACACCCCAAGCAATGCGAGGAAGTATGCGTTGAAGTTGTGGGCGATGGCGGCTTTCATGCCTTAGTTATGCGGCAGAGCGCGTAAAGGCGGCAATTTACAGGGAAGTTTTTACGCGAAGCGTGGAGAACAGTGCGAAGCACCTACCGGATGAAGTCGTAGACCAGCGTGCCCACCTGCACACTTATGTGCCACACCTTTTGGTACCAGCGTTGCGGCGGCGGGTGGGTGAACCTGTCCGCCTCGAACTGCGCATCTCCGGTGATGGCGTCGGCGTGCGCGACGATCGATGCGGTGTGCTTGCCGGTATCTGTGAGCAGCGGTGCATCGAGGAAGGCATTCACCCGCACGGTGGTTGCATCCGCATGCCCGATGGCGAGCGTAGCGGCGTCCACCAGCGGCTGCGTGCGCGGGATGGATGAGTTAGCCGTCTGAATGGCTGCGGAGGCGGCGTTGGCCGTCCCTGCGCCTGCCAGTAATACCGTATGCAGATCCGCCGTATCGGTTTGCACGTTGGCGAGGATACCCTGCGCCTGGCTAAGCAGCGGCGGCAGCATCACCTCGAAATACTTGCGCTCATCCAGCGCGGCGCGGTTCATTTCGGAGACGGTGACGCGGGAGTCGTTGATCAGCTTGCCGCCGGCCAGCGCCGCATTGTCGACGTGCCCGAGCACTGCACCGGCCTTTACCGCCAGCGTGTACCCTTGCGCCCGCGCGCCGAGGATGGCGCCATGCACCGGCCACAGCGTCCACATGGCGAACGCTCCCACCACCGGAACCGTTGCGAGCGCGAGCGCTTTGAGTGTGTCGAGCAGCCTCATGGCGTGGGCGGGTTGCAATTCAGCGTGTAGACCTGGTCGGTGTAGTTCTGGCCGTAGCTGCAGGTCCAGGTGACGCCATCGATGGCGATATCCATCTGCGTGCCTTCCCATACGCTCGCGCCCGCTCCGCTTTGATCGGGGAGATTGGCGAACGCGAAGAGTAGCGCGGTTTGCCCGACGGCAGTGTTCTGGAAGTTAGTAAACGTGACGGTATGCGCGGGCGGAGGCGCTGCCAGCGCGGGAACGATCTGCGTAGTCACCGCGACGGGCGAGGTCGACAGGTCCGTGATAGTGACACCCTGCGCGTCGGCGGTCTCGAGCACATCCAGTTCTTTCGCGGTGTTCGGGTCCGGATCGCTGAAGGGAAACACTCCGGAGGGAAAGAATACCGGGCTGAACGTGGTCGCGACCTGCACTGTGATCGGCGCGCTCCACAGATTATTCACCGCATCGCCGAAGCGATAGGTGGCGCCAGCCGGCAGCGTAACCGAAACGGTTGCACTTTCGGGCGAGATTGTCACCCACACTGGCGCGGGGACGGGCGGAACTACGGGAGCAGGCGTGTTCTGCGCGTGGGCGGAATAGACCAGCGCGGTGGCCAGTGCGGCGAGCATTGTGAGACGGACGATTCGGATCATAGGGAACTCCTAAATACAGCCGGGTATTGCGCCTGACGGGAGCACGCTGGGATAGACGCGCACATCATTGATCATGCCATTCCAATAGTTGCCACCGTTACCATCTTTTCCTATATACAAAGGGCCGCCGGAACCAGGATTGGTTGCTGTTGATCCTGACGTTGGCACTCCTGATGAGACCCCATCAATGTATAAGGTAACGTTAGTGGCCCCGGCGACGTGCGTCTCAGCTACACAATGCCACGCGCCTATGGTAGTTGTTGCATTGGCCAGCGTGGAATTACCGCTGCCATCAGAAAATCCACCGTAGACAAACATGTTTGTTCCAGAGCCGCCGTTCATAAAGAGCATTATTCCGTTCGCAGCGGTAGTTCTACTTGACACCGCGAACTCTGTGCCCCACGCCGGGACATAAATCCACGCAGACAAGGTGAAGTTTGTAAGCCCACTCGGTGTGTATCCAGTCTGGATGTAGTCAGTGCTACCATCGAACGTTCCGGCATACACTTCTGGCGTGCTCGCGGAGTACCAGTTGGTTGTACCGCTTTGCGTCCCATTCCATGTGCCATTTAGCCCGTTACCGCTGGAATCGTAAGCAACTGTTGAGGATGTTGGAACGCAACCGCTTCCGCCGGATATGTCACCGCACACTTTCCAGATTGCGGCTGGGAGGCCGGATATTCCGGTGCCACTGCTGATGGTTCCTGGGAATTGAGCATTTCCGGTTGCAGGATCAATCCATACATCTGTTGAGCTTAGGTCTGCTAGGCAAGCGCCTGTAACAGTGACAGCGTCACAAGTGTTCCCTGTGACTGAGTTGTGACCGCTCGTTCCGTCAACCTTTATTCCCGCCCCAGCATTTGATATGGAGTTGCCGTGAACTGCAAGCCCATGACCATTGGTTATAGTAATGGCTGCGGTCGAGCCACCTGTGTCAAAAATATTGTCGTGGAAGGTACTGTTTTTTGTGTTGCTTATAAGGAAAGGATTGACGTTGGTGCTTCCGGTGCTTAGGGAGACATACAAATCATGAATGTTGATTTCTGAGCTGACCCCACCCAAACTGTTATCTACAGTGAGCACAGGGTTACCTGATCCCTCAATCTGCATCGGCCCAATGATAATTCCAGAACTGCTTTTGATGTCAAAATCCTTGGCACCATCACCACCACCAGACATGTATCCGTCAACAAAAGTGATGCCTCCACCACCACCAGCCGCAGGGAAGATGTTTTCAATGGTCACGCCAGTACCATCAAATCCATCCAAAATCGCATTTATAAAATGGATATCATCATCCTTGTCAGTGCCAGTGTTGTGGATGGTGATGGGGAAGTCCATCCCAGCATCAGTGTAGTTCGTCCAAATTTGATCACGGATATTTGAGCCTTCAATCAAAATTCCGCGTGCCACGCCACTATGCAGAGAATTTGTGTTAGCAGTTTGATCGTTCACAAAATATAGGCTGGGAGTGTTGCCAGTTACGCACCATCCGGTAGTGTCTGCTGTATAGGCAAAAACCTGGCCGAACACAGCCGCATTGAAGGAAACTTCACCCGTATATCCGGCTGCGGAATTGAATCCAAAGTCACAAATGCTATCGGCAGAAACTATCCTATTCAACACAAAGCCGCCAGCATATAATACATTTATGCCTGCCGCCGTTCCGGTTGGGCCTGATGTTCTTTGCACAGTGAAGTTATCAAATATGTTCCAATCCAACCAGGCCAATGAGGTTCCTATCAAGTCAATAATATCCGCACTTGGGCTGGTAGAAATGATGGTGGATGGGATACCAGTTGCAGGGAAAGGTGCTCCGATTATCCCTGGGCAAGATCCGTGAATTCCAGTTGACGACGTACTAACCAGAATCGTAGAAGATGCATTGTAGACGGCACACTGTAGCAGGGCATTGCCACGCATTGCTACTGCTGTCAATGTCGCCGCAAATCCCGCAGTATCGTCTGCTGCTGCTGCTGCTGCTGCAAGCGTCTGGTAGCTCTTCACCCCAAACCACTCAACCGGGATTGTCCCGGAGAGTCCGACAAACTTGCCAGTTCCGGCCCACACAAATATCTGCTGAGATGGCAGTGCAGAAGGCTGAGCACCCAGCGTCACAGTCACCGCGTTGGGTGCTTTCAGCGCCGCACCAATCTGGTAGGTGCTGGGGCACGGCACAGTGTAGTTGCTAGTGAAGTTGTAAGTGCCAACCGGAAAGAACACTTGACCATTGGCCGCGCAGGCGGCTGTCACCGCGGCGGAGTTATCAATCGTTCCGCCGGAGTTTCCAGCGTAGTTCATCACAGAGAACTGGTTGCCGCCGACCGGAATATTCAGCACTCCGGCCGCCAGTGTTGCCGCGCCGCTTCCGGTGGTAGTCAAACTATTGACCGCGCCGCCGGCACCGATGATCTGCACCCATGCGCCCGCGACGCATTGATAAAGAGTGCTAGACACCGTGTTGGTGTAGAGTGCTGGGGCCGTACATGCACCGACCGGGGTGCCGGAGCCGCTGGTGAATGTGAGGGCTGCGGTCGTGGGCACGGATGCCGTGGGAACGTAGAGATCCAGCGCGAAACTGCCGCCCGTGATGCCGCCCACGCTCGGCAACAGAAAAGACATTCCGCTGGTCGGATGGCCGAAGGTGGTGGTGTCCGAAATAGTGATGTTGTAGTGGAAGCCGCTGGGCTGCGCGGTAATCTCATCCGGCACATTGCAGGTTCCCAGCGCGCCCGCCGTGATAGTGCAGGAGTAGCCCACCGGCTTCTGTACTGAGCCGGGGATATTCAGCCCGCCGCCGGAGATCTCGACTGCGATCGGATGCCCGTAGGCATCGACCGGGACCAGCACCGCCGAGCCGGTCGCAAGCGTTACTCCCCCCATGCGGATGCCGCCACTCGATGCGGTGATGGACGTGGTCTGCGCTGCGGCTACTTCGGCGAGGCCGCCAGCCAGGACGGCGGCGAGGTAGAGCGCAAGGATGCGGAGGCGGATGAGTTTCATACTTCGGTTATGCTGCACAGCGCCAGGATCGGGCAATTTTTAGATGACAAGTGAGGGCGGCGCCAGCCAGATCAGGCTCGAATCCCACCCCGAGACCGCCGTAACCACGCCGCCGACTGCGGTATAGCTGACCATGCGGCGAGTGCTGGTGGAGGTCTGATGCGGTGCCACGGTGCCCGTAAGCGAGGCGGTGCCGCTGGTGTACCCGGTGCCGCCGGTAATGACGGTGATGTCGATATCCTCATACGCCGGATCACCAAAGAAGTCGGTGACCATCGTCGTTGTAACGTCGAACGCTGCCCCCGTCGAGCTACCCCCGCTGACAGGCCCGGCCGTGGTGATTGCGGCGGTAAATGCGAGATAGTTTCCGTTCGCCGAGCAGAAGTTGAGATCCGGCGTACTGGCCGCCGTGTCCGGAGTGGGAGATCCGCCGGTCGATGCCGCCAGCAGAAACGTGCCCGGCTGCAGGTAGAGATAGATGTAATACACCGTCGTAGGTGCCAGTGTGCCTGTCCACGAGACAGACGAGGCAGGCAACGCGACCGGCGTTCCATCCGTCAATAGCGGCGACTGCGGCACCACCGTAAAGACCAGCGTCGACAGGCTGGTTCCGCTGTCGTAGGTGTTCGTTGTGAGCGCGACAAACGGACCCTGCCCTGGCATCAGGCCGATTGTGTTGACACGCACGGGATTCTGCAGGTAGTTCCACGAGGCGGCGCTGACACATTCAACCGTCGTGCTCGATATCGACTTGATGAGATAGCAGCCGAGCCGCACCTGCGCATCCGCCCAAGTAAGCGCGCTGCCGCTCCACAGCAGCCCGGCAGTATTCCAGTTGGTATTCGCCGGGTCGGAGTTGTAGCGGACTTCGTAGTTTGCCGCCGAGGTTGCCGCGCCCCAAGTCAGAACAGTAACGCTCGAGACAAACGCGCCTGCGAACAGCGGCACATCCCCCGGTGCAGAGCCCGAGCCCTGCACCGTAATCGTGACTACCGGCGCGGTTGCGAATGGCGCCGGGTTGCCCTGCGCGTCGACGCCGACGGCGCGAATCTGGAGGATGGTTCCGGTGGCGAAGGATAGCTGTGCGCTGGTGCCCTTCGATACCGTCTCATACAGCCGCTCGGGCGATTGCGGGATGGCGGGCATGCTCTGCGCGATCCAGAGTTCCGTGCGCGCGGTGTTTGGCCCGTTCTGCCATCCGACATTGATCACCGACGCCTGGCCGCCGTTGGCAGAGTTCGCCATGGTGTAATTCTCGACTGCGGTGAGGCTGGTAACGGCCGCGTTGGCATCCGGCACGGAGAGCGTTTGGGTGATCAGCGGCGTGTCGTCCGAGTAGATGGCGGGCTCGTAGACCAGCGTGTCGATGGTCATCTGCAGATCACCCTTGCGGCGAATGTTGGTGACAGTGAAGAGTTGCGCGGGGAACGCTCCGGCGGACTGTCCGTACACCCACGGCGAGTCGGCGCTGGGCGCCTGAAGGAATGGAGCATAGGGGGTCAGTACTCCGCCCACCCGCGCGGAGATGGGCTGGGTGTCGACGACGTCCTGATCGTAGAAGGTGACCGCCTGCCCGCCCGATAAGCCGGTGACACTCTGCACCGTTGCAGTTGAGGTTCCTACACCTTCGATGATGTAATTCGTCCCGGTTGGCCCGGTAAAGTTGACGACGCGCGCGGTGGGGATGGGCGCGGCGAAGGTTACGACGTTGCCGGTTATGCTTGATACTGTCCCAGTTCCGCGCTGCACGACCGGATGGACGACGGTCGCGGTCCAACCCACGCCCGAGGCCCACGGCAGGTCGTCGCGATCGACTATCAAACTGCTCGCCGTGCTGCCTGCCTGAATCCGGCCGCCGTAGGCCCACTGGGTGACGTCGTCCTGAATGCCGATCACGGAGCCAACCTGGCACGCCACCGCCTCAATACCCACATCGAAGCTGCGCTGCAGCAGACACAGCGAAGTCGACATCAGCTTGCGGTATGCCCAGTGCCACGCCTGCGCGCGGTTGGTGCAGCCGAGCAGTTGCACGCGGGTGGGCTTGATCTCCGCGCCGGTGTTGATGTTGGCCGCCAGCATCACGGCGCATGGCTCGTCCGTGCGGTAGTCGCGGGCGGCGTCGGCGAAGGTTACCTCGATGCGGTTGGCGCGATCGTCCAGCGCAATCCAGGTGTCCTTGATGCTGTCGCGGATAACGTTGCCGACGGTAAATACCTGCGCCGGAACGGTCACCAATTGATCGATGTTGACGGTGTAGTATTGCCCGATCTGCACCATCGACGCATAGCCGAGGATGGCGACCTTCTGCAGCGCTTTCCAGAGATTCGTGCCCGGCTGGTCGAAGATGCCGTTGAAGACGGAGCGCTTGATCGTCCCGCCGAATCCATCGGAGACCGTCTGGTCGCAGTACGCTGCCCACTCCGCGAACGCCGGAACATCGATGTTGGCGGCGGAGACGTTGCCGCCATACAGCGGATTGACGAGCATGTCGTAGGCCACCACCGCCGGGTTATCTTCGCCGAATCCGGCGAGCGCCGCGGGCAGTGTGGCGTTGATGCCGAACGTAACCAGCGCCGTGAGGTTGATGCTGGCGCCGGAGAGTTGGTCGGTGGCCAGCGCGCGCACGCCGGCCAGAATCATATTCGGATAGGCGAGATCCTGATACTGGATTTCGTTGATGGAATGCACCCACACCTGGTCGCCGGTGCGGTTGTTATTGCCCTCAACCTGCTGGATCGCGTCGGGCGAGATGGCGGAGCCGTACTTGGTCACACGCACGTCGTACTGCGCGGGCGTCAGATTGTAGATGGCGGTCTGGTGGTAGAGCGCGCCTTGATTCGCTCCGGAAAAAATCACGTAGCCCTGCCGCCAACTCATCACGCCCTGCTGGTTTAGGTTGGTGTCGCACGGCTGCCACTCACCGGCAAGCGCGACCGAGGTGGTAAAAGTCGAGCCGTCCGGACGGACGATGGTAAGCGTCTGCGTGCCGGTCCAGATGTCGCCGGGCGTATGCGAGCCGCTATCCCACTGATAGACGACGCCCGAAGAGTAGTGCGTATTGCTGGGGATGACCACCCACGTCGGCGCGTAGGTGATAACGCCGTGGATGTCCCGCGTGATGATGTCCTGGGTGGCGTCGGGGATGTACGGCTGCTGCCAGGTGCCCGAGCCATGCACCGAGTATTCGATCAGGTACGCAACCCGCAGCGGTATCGTGTTGCCGTTATTGGTCGAGTAAAAGACGCCGTCTGGAAACTGGATCACAACTTCCAGCCCCTGCGTTGCGGTTCCGGTTCCGTTGATGACCACCGGCGAGCCGCCCGCGCCCACCGCAATACAGCGTGTCGCCTGGGGGTAGCCGTTGACGATGTTTGAGAAGTAGGGGATCGGTGTCTGCGCGTTCGAGCCGTAGCGCACCTGGTAGGTGACGCCGATGAAATTCTGGATTGAGTTTTTATTGATGCGCAGATCGGCGAGCGACCGCGCCGGCCCCCAGCCGTGGCTCACCTCGACGTTGAGATAATTGTCTTCGCCTTCGGCCGTCGGATAGCTGGCGATAATGTTTCCGCCGCTCATCACGGTGCCGTAACCCTTCGGGATCGGCGTGCTGCCCGAGGCGACGGTCTTTGGCCCGGTGGGGTCCCAGCTTGCGGAGTTGTTGCCGCTGCCGCCCACGTTGCCGAGGAAGGCATTCACGAGCATGTTGCCGCCCAATGCGATGCCCGCGCCGATCAGTCCGACGGTTGCGGAACTCAGCCCGCCCAGCCCGATCGATGCGAACATAGAGCCCATCGCGCCCGCGCCGAGTCCAGCCATCGGACCCGCGGCGAGTCCGCCGGTCACCACCACCACCGCAGCCATCACGGCGAGCTCGGCAGTCATCTTCTCCCAGCCATGCCCAGCGACGGTTGGGATAGCGATAATTTCGACACCGTCGCGCACCGGGTAGCCGGCGAGTATCTCCGGCGGAACGGCGTAGCCGTCGATGATGCAGGTATGGCGGTTGGGGTCAATCTCCGCATCGCGCAGCACGTCCGCCAGCATGGTGCCGTCGACGTGCGACAACTCGTACACCGTCCGCGAAAGGATCGGTTGAAACGGGTTGGCAATGGCGACTAAGCGAATCAAACTGGAAGCCCTCGATAGCGATAGAAACCAGCGGTGCGGCGGCGTACTGCCGGGGTATCGAACCGTTCCACGCAAGCCCCAACGGACTCGCGCGCATGGAGGTAGCGGCCCGGCGAAACCACTACGCCCACATGCCACACATAACGGGCAATGGTGGAACGCAGCAAGATTCCGTCGCCCGGCTCGATGGGCTCGCGGTCGAGCGGCTGCCATTCGTCGGAGACAGCCTGCAACAGCAGCGCGGGGTCCGAGGGAAAGTCGGTGGGGTTGTGACCCATGCGGCGCAGCACCGCCTGGAGCAATCCCCAGCAGTCGTACGCCTCCGGCCCGCGCGCGCCTTCCAAGAACGGCTTGCCGATCAGGTCGGCGTAAAGTTTCACGTCAAGAATCAAATCTGGCCTGCCACGCTGGCGCCGTTGCTGCCGATGCCTGGATATCCGCCGAAGCGGGCTTGATTCGCGTGCGCGATGCAGCCATTCGCGCCGTCGAAGGTGAGGTCGCAGGCCGTGAGTCCGCCGGCGTACCCGCATTGCAAGCCCTTGTATTGCCAGTTGCATGTGCCCTGGTAGTAGAGATATTTCGGGAAGAGCGCCCGCAGCGGCGAGATGGCGGAGAGCGTGAAGGTGACCCACGCGGCGGTTGTGCTGGTCCGCATGATGGTCGTCTGCATGGCGAGATCCGGCTCGCCCGCCGGGTGCTCGGTGTTGAGCACATAGAGGCTGGCGGTTGCGCCCACCGCGCCGGAATACTGAATCAGCGCGCCTTCAATCAGGCGGTTGATGTTTGAGACTTTCAACGCGATCTGCGGCAGGCTGCCGTCGTTGGTAGTCTGCGCGCCGGTAATCTCAAACGCCCACGGTGAGTACACCTGCGGCCCCGCGCCGTCGCCCGCATCGAACGTAACCGGGTCGGTATTGCGCACCACGCGCACATGCTCGCCTTGCCAGTTGAAATCCACCAGCAACAGCCACGGCGTGGTCGACGCCAGCTTATGTTTATCCTGCGCAGCCACTAGGGAGAGAACGGCGAGATTCATCCGCTACACCTCCGAGATTTCAAAGGTGCAGGCGTAACGCTTCTGTCCGCCGGCCCAGCCTGCGTCGCGCAGCGCGGGTGTCTTGGTAAAGCGCACCAGCGAGCCCAGCGGCGACGATCCCGGCATGCGACCGAAGGCTTGCTGCGGCGTAATCAGCGCCAGGCCCACCGCATCGAGCAGGATGGTTGCGGATGGCGAGCCGGAGGTAGTTACGCCCGCGTCGGTGGTGCCGGTAATCAGCGTTGCAACGAAACTGGCGGTGGCGACGCATACGGTCGCGCCGGTGCCACTGGCGGGGATCGTCAGCGCGGCGGTGACTTCCGTGTATGCCGAGGATTCAACCGCGAGCAGCGGGGCCGTGAGCGTCATGGTTGAGCCATCGGCATACGCAAGCTGCAGCACGAACTTGAGCGCAACGGCTGCGGCGTAGGTGCTGACCAATGAAGCGTCTGCATTGACCTGGTAGACATCGCCAGCCAGCGCGGGGAAGTTGTTATTGGAGAGGACGGAGCCGGTCTGCGCCGTGCTGGTGGCCGCGGCGGAGATCACAAACGCGACCGCATTGGCGCCATCGGACGGCGGCGCACCCAGCGCGACCGACCAGCCGGGATCGGCCGCGGGCGTCCACCCGGAGATACCGCCCATCGGGTCGGGAATCTCAAAACTGCCGTTGGGCAGAAGGTTGGGCATGTAAAACGCGCCCGCCTCGCCCATCACGCCAAAGCACTCGAACATATCGAGCACGCGCGCATCTTCGCCAGTCAAAAAGTCGTACGTCACCCCAAAGGTGCGGCGCTGGCGGGTGAAGCGCGGCCGCGTAGCCACGTAGCCGGACTCCATCGGGTCGGAGAGGGTTGCACCCTTCGCCACCGTGCGGGTCGATTTGAACGCTGGAGCGCGGGAGAGCGACGGCAGGATGGGATAGCTCACAGGCTTTTATCCTCGACAGCGGCGTCCCATATACTTTTCGACAAGGCGAGCGCTTTGGGTATCTCGCGCACCGCAATCTGGAACCCGTCGCGGCGCACCGAATCGGCAAGCAATTGACACGCCCCGAGGAAGACTAAATCCCGCAGTTCCATGCCGCGACTATCTGGCCGTTCGCGCGAATCGGGCAATTTACGGCATCATCGCGCCATGCCACAGATGAGCATGAGCCTGGACATCACTAAAGCCGTCGAAGCCCTAACCGACCTCGAAAAGACGCAGCTACCGTATGCCGTTGCCCGCGTACTCACCGAGTGCGCTGCCAGCGCGCAACACTCCGTGCAGAAAGTAGTCTCTCCGGGGAGTTCATTCCCGTTCACCATCCGCAACGCATGGACTAGCAAGTCGATTGGACTGCGGCGCGCGGAAAAGGGAACCCTGCCACTGCAAGCCGCCGTGATCGCCGATACCACCAACGAGCACGGCGGCAACTACCTGGCGCTACAGGACGCCGGCGGCGAGAAGGTCCCGCACAACGGTCACGAGCACATTGCCGTGCCCAGCGACAAGCTGATTCAGATGGTCGGAAAGGGTAACATCATCCCCGCCGAGTTGCGCGCCAAGAACCTGATAGCCGAGGCCGCGCACAGCGGCAAATACGTAAAGACACTGCGCAGCGGGAAACGGAAAGACGAGAAGGTCCTGGCGAGCCAGAAAATCGTGCGCGGCTTCGTCTTCTTTCTACAGAAGGCGGGTGGCGTCGACGCAATCATGGGCCGGTACATCACCGACCGCCAGGCGTACGTCTTTTACTGGTTGGTTCCCGAGGCGCGCATCAAAGCCATCTTCCCGTTCGAGCGTCTCTGCGAGACGGCGATAAAAGAGGGTTGGGTGACAATCTGGGAGCGCGTGTGGAACACGATTCGCGTCAAGGGAATCAAGTTCTAGGCTGGATTACCGTCGCTCTAGGCAGCACCCTCGGGCGGCGTTGCGGCGAGCAGCGCTTCCTCGATCTCGCGCACCCGCAGCCGGCGAATCACCACCTCACAGACCACCAGAGCCTCCGGCGCGGAGTACCCGGCAATCAGTTTCTCGATGTCGTCCGCAAACTTGATCTTGGAGACGGGTGCGGCGTGGATGGGGCTGGGCTTGGGTTTGTATCCGGGGATGAAGTCGAGTAGCTTGGCCATGCGCGCATCATGCCCCCGTATGCGAATAGTTCGCAAATAAGGCTTGACAAACGGTTGGCAATCCCTGATCGTGGATAGCCAGGATGAGCAGGACGTGCATCCCGTCTATTCAGTGATTTTGTAATCTGAGAGGGGCTTTATGGATGACTCTTCGGCAACAGTAACGGCAATGGTTCTGGTAGCGGTTGCATTCCTGCTTTACTTTCTGCCGGTGATCGTCGCGGGTATCCGGAAGGTGCAGGCATGGGGCGGCTTGTTCGCCCTGAATTTACTACTCGGATGGACGGTCGTAGGATGGCTTGGCGCGCTGATATGGGCCGCCTCAGGGGAGACAGAATCCGAGGCTAAATCTAAGGTGATCGACTACGCTAAACTCGCCGCCGCGATGCGCGAATCAACTCATCAGCCCGAGGCCACCGCCCAATATCTGCCCAACGGTCCCGCCCCGCTCGATGTCCTCAAGAATGATCTGGATGACCGGACCGCGCAGGCTGTCGGTGATGTTCCCCGTGCTGCTGGTAGCCGTGCCGCCCACTGGCTGCGAGGATTGGTTGATAATCTGGACCACCGGCGCGTTTCCGCCGCCGGAGATGGCTCCCTTGACGGCTCCGGCACCCTTGCCGCGAAACAGTCCGCCGACTAACCCGAGAATACCCGCCGCCGCGCCGCCCTGCCCCGCCGAACTCTTGCCCTTACCTCCGCCCGGCATGTCGTTGCTTCCCACTATCATCGAGACAATTTCCTTATCCATCGCCTGTTCTAGCGCCTTGCGGATGTTCTGCCCCACCTCCAGCCACCGCTTACCAAGCGTGCCCGTGCCTTCAATTAGCGGGTCGATCGCCGAATGCGCGAGCGACTGCATCTCCTGACTTACGAGCCTAGCCTGCTTCTGTGTCTCTTCCATCGTGCTCGTAATCTCGTGTTGAATTTCCGCGTATGCATCAAAGCCAGCAGGCCCAAGTTTGAGATATTCCGCCGCGAGCGCCTGGAGTTGCACGATCTCCTGTTGATGCTGCGCCTGCATATCCGCATCGGCTGTACGCGGATTGATGGCGCCAGTTACTTCCCGCTGCGTGATCGAGTCCTCCGATGTCGACGCATCGCGCTTTTGGAAATCCCGCTTTTTATTCAGCGCGTCTAACTGCTGCTTTGTGACCCAATCGGCCATCGACGGCATAGTCCGGTCAATCGGCTCGGGTTTATCTTCCTCCAATTCATTTTTCTTAAACTTCTCAATCTCGCTGTGCGCCGTCCGCGCCCCAGCCGCGGCAAGGCTCGCCTGTTTTTGCAGGATCGCATCGTACTGATCGGAACCTTTCTTGAATGCGTCGATACGCTTGGCCCAAAATTCATACTCGGCCTTTGCTGTCATATCGCCGCTAATCTTGAGTTGATTCAGCGCAGCCTCGTCCGCCTTCAGTTTGGCTTCGGCGGCCTTTCGCGCTGCTTCGGCGGCGCCTGGATCTTGAAGGATCAGGCCTTTGCCGGGCTTTTTGTCTAACTCTGCGGCCTTCTCCGAAGCGTCTTTCATGGCTTCGCCGTACTTGTGCATCAGGCCGGTCGCGGTGTTGATGTCTTGAGCGTTTTTTACCAGAATGTCGCCGCCCGCACCATATCCGCTGGTAATCGGGTGCAGCTTTTGCAGGTTGGCGCTGTCGGCTTTCAAGAGTGCGGCGCGATCCTGCTGAATAAGGAAGGCTGCCGCCGCCGCCGCCTGAGACTGCGCATAGTATTCCCGTTCCAGCGCAAGCTTCTTCGTTTGATAGTCCTTCAGCGAGACTAGCCCTTTGTCGTGCCGGGCGTTCAACTCGGTAAGGGAAGCCTGGGCGGAACCGGCGGCGTCGGTGGCCTTTCCTCCGGCCGCATTGAGATCCTTCCCGGTAAGCCCGTAGGTGCTTTGGGGAATAAAGCCCACATAGCCCGACGTGTTTGAGTCTCCACCGAGCCCTTTCAACTGGCGCGCCTTCTCAATCAGCTTCTCGATAAGGGTGGCGGCCCCAATCAGCGACGGGCCAAGGCTATTGGTGAGCGAGATCGCAAGGCCCTGCATCGCTCCATCGAGTTCAACGCCGGCGCGGTGCATCTCCTGTAGTTTTGCTATTCCCGCCGAGTCAAGTACCAACCCGAGTGATTCAGCCTCCGCCTTCATCTTCGCAAGGCCGGCGCTGCCCTGGTCTAAAATCGGGATCAAGTCCATGCCGGTTTTACCGAACAACTGCACAGCAATCGCGGCCTTCTGTGGACCGTCCGGCAACACTTGAAACTTATTGGCGATGATCTCCAGCATCCCATACAGGTCATTGGAGTGCTGGCGAACCTCGTCCTGCGCGATACCGAGTCGGGCAAACGTCGCAATTGAAGGCTTTGAATTCTCTTCCACGCCCAGCATCTCCGTGGAGAGTTTCTTGCTGGCACGCTGCAACGACTCAAACGAAACCCCGGTCATATCGCTTACGTATTTGAGTCCGCTCAGGGTTTCGGTGCTGATTCCAGTCTTTTCGGAGAGGTGACCGATCTCCATCCCTAATTCGACGCTAGTGTTGATCATCTCCTTTACCTGCGAGACGACAGCCCCCATCGAGAACCCGATACCCACAGCGCCCAGCGCGTTGCGTAGGGTCGACCCCATACCCTCGAAGGCGTTGCCGGTTTCCTTCGCCTGCGCCTTCATCTTATCCATGTGCGCGGTGACGCCGGCGAGCACGGCGCCCGTTTCATCCTTCGCGCCGACGATAAATACCAGAGACGGGTTAGCCATTCTTCACCTCGATAGCTTGTGGTTCTGCGGGCTGCATCTTCGCCAGTTCGCGCGCGGCATCATCCGGCGTCATCCATTCGGGCTCATCAGCTTTGCGTTTACGTCCGCGCGGCTCTTTCTCGCCCAGCAGTTGCGCGGGCGTGATGGTTGCGCCTTCCTTTAAGTGCGGTTGCAGCAGATAACTCACCACCCAGGCCAGGTCGCGCTTCGATTGCTTCATGCGTTCCGTGTACCCCTCGATAGTCAAGGCGAGCTCGGCATACGTAAGGTCATAGAATGCCGCCGCAGTCATGCCGATCTGACCGCAGCACAGCCGGTAGGCTTCTTCCCACGTCCACAGCTTCGGTTTACGACTCCGCCGCTTTAGCTTGCGCGCGGAGTCGGGGTTTTTCCCAGCGGCACGCCATACCAGCGGGCAATTTCCTCAGCCACGGCGGCGGCTGCGCGCATCACGTCATCTCGCTGCTCGATCAGTTCGCCGACTGCTTCAATCGTCAACTCTTCGCCGCGCTTGTTCGCGCCGTCCTGCAGCATCGCCCATAAATACACGCGGAGTTTCTCGTAGTCGACGCGAAACAGCTTCTCTGGCTCCGTACCTTTGGGCGCACCCTTCGGTACGGGCTTCTCGCCGATCTGCTCCCACACGTCCGCGCCATCCTTGCCCGCCTCGCGGATGAGCAATGCGGCGTTGAGGTTGAAACGCAGGGTGAACGTCCGCTCGCCGAGCGAGAGAGTTACCGGAGTGGTGCGAAGCTGCACGGCCATGATTGCGACTCCTGAATTTCAAAAACAAAGGACGACAGCTTGTTGCGCTGTCGCCCTTGTGGTTGGTGCCTGAGCGGGAGGCGACGGGGTCAGCCGCGCTTCTGTCTGCGGCAGCCGCCCGGTTTACAGGACTTGAATGCCCATCCCGCAGAGCGCCCCCGGCCAGGACTTCTTTACGCCTGGGCCGTCTGCGTCAATGCCCCGGCGCACTTGATGGTGATATCGAGCGTCTGGACACCGTTGTTGGTGGTGCCCCCATGCTTGTACCCGGTGATCGTGAAGGGGCCGGTGTACGACATCTGCCCAGTCAACTTCTCCGGAAAGAACACGCCGGCGCATACCGTCTGGTTGGCGATCGCAGAGAAGAGTGCCACCTGCGATGCGTCGCCTTCGACGTACACCTGTTTCAGCGTGCCGTCCCAATCCAGCATGCCGGTGAGGTAGTCTTTCCACCCGGCGGAGTCGTGGTCCGATCCGTCCAGCGCCTCGCCCTTGATATCGAGCGACCACTCGGCCAGAGCCTTAGCCTGAGTGGACGCGCCGCCGAGCGGCGTAAAGCTGAACTGCGACTTGAAACCTTGAATTTTATGAGCGACAACCGGCATGGGCGTAATCTCCGTGGTGCGAATCAGGTTCGCGTGTAGCGTTACTGTTGTTATGCGGGAGAATAGAAAAACCCGGCAAACTTCACCGGTTTCCGTTGATTACGAGTGTGCCGGCTGGGACCATTCGATCTCGGCATGTCGCGGACGCCCTTGCACAGTTTTGTGAAGGCGCAGCAGTATTTCCGCCGTTTCGCAGGAAGCCTGAAATGCTTCTGCCATTGCGGGATCGTCCTGTATTCTTTGCGCTTGGTTCGCGTAGAACACGACGGCGGCTTCAACGGTCGGGAACAGGAGATTTCTTGTGTCGAACTGGTTTGCCATTGTGAGTCCTCTAGATCAAAGGCAGCGGCGCCTGCTTCGCTACAGTGCCCCGCCAGTCGGTAAATGCGGCGTCGCACGATTCTTGTGCCAGGCCGATCATGCCGTCCGGTCCGAGAAAGAAGTACCCATCGTCGGAGTGCGGGCAGAGGCTGTCGGGGAAGTGAACCAATCCGCGCGGCGTCATCACCCCCAACGCGGGCGCAGCAACCGGCGCGGGCGCGGCGGGCGGCGCGGCTTTATGATGAAACGGCCACATGGCGAACAGCAGTACCAGAAACTTCATTGGCGACCCCTGTTACGAGGATTGATAAAACTGGTTGACGGTGGGATCAGCGCGGCTAATCTGATACATCACATCGAAATCGAGGTCGAGCGCGACCACATCCTGCCCACCTTCGGCGATAGTCCACTTAGATCCGGTGAGCCGCGCATCTTGCACGATCCCGCCCAGCGTCTCATCCGCCATGATTTGCTGATGGGCGAAGACGGCGAGCAGCTCGGCGGCCAGATCCACCTCCGCACCCGAGCGCACCAGGCATTGCACGCGCAGCGACAAAGTCACAGCAAGGGTGTCGCGGTCGTTGGCGTCTTCGCTGTACTTTTCATCGATCGGCCACACATTGAAGGCGGGGGACTCGTCCTGGGTGAATTGCTCGGTGCGCGCGCGCCATGTACCGCCGGTGGCGGGCGATGGGTCGGTGGCGAGCGCGATGACCACCGCGGCAACTGCCTGGCTGCGAATACTGGTGCTCATTGCGGCCCTTTCAGCTTGAACTCGGTAAAGCCGCCGTCGTCCAGATAGGTGCGCTCCTGTACGGTGTAGTCGCGGCCGTTGACGGTGATGGTGTCCTTCGGCTTGGGCATGGGATCGAGCGAGATGCTGCCAATCTTGATTACCGCGCCGCCGAGCTCGACCCTGGTGCTGCCGAAATGCTCGCTCGACGATGGATTGTCGAGCAGCGCCACTGTCATCTGCGTGCCATACAGCACGGGCACGCCGAAATCTTTGAAAAACACGCCGCTTACGAAATCGCTATCACCGAGCATGATTACTTCTTACCCGCGGTTGCGGAAGATGCGCCAACCTCGACAGGCATGAGCCTAAGCAGGTAGCAGGCAGCCAGGCGCGTGCCATAGTCTTTCGCGGCCGGGTTGGGGTTGGCGAGGTGTCCGCCGTTGTAGCAATAGCCCACCTCGGCGATGCGGGCCGGTCTGAAATGCGCCAGCAGTTTATTCAGCGCGAAGACGCCGGCGCGCATCCCGGTAGCGAGGTCGTTGAAGTCGGCGGGCCGGACTCCCGGCGGCGCATTGCAGAACATCACCTGCATGGGACCGTAGCTATAGGCCGCAGCGGGGCCGTAGAGACGCAGCAGCGGAGCTTGGGTGAGTGAGTCCGCATAAGCGCCTCCGGCGTCGTAGGCTGGCTCGTGGCGCGGCGTACAGTTGACTCCAAAGCTGGACTCATTACCACAGATGGCCCACAGCAGGCTTGCGGGGTCGACGCCGGGCGGCACGTTCTTGAGCAGCGGCCCGAGCGTGCGGCACATCGAGGCCACGTCGGACGGCAGAAACTTTGTTACGGTCACAGCCATGCGGCACCTCTCAAAATGGGATATCTGCGTCAGTGATGGGGGTGGCGGCGTACTCGGTATTCATAATCACGCGATCGTCGTCGGCGTGGCCGGTGGCGTCAGATACGGCGCGGCTACCGGTCGGCGAGCCCAGCAACGTGAGGTCGTTGACGATGATCTGGGTGCGGTACTTCTTTTCGCCGGTGTTTTTGTCGTCCCAGCTTTGCGTCTGCAGCTTGCCTTCGATGTGGAGCTTCGCGCCTTTGGGCGCGTAGTCGCGGACAATCTCCGCGGTGCGGCCGAACGCAATACAGGAATGCCACTCGGTAGAGTCCTGCCAGTTGCCTGCCGAGTCTTTCTTACGATCGGCGGTGGCGAGCGAAAAGGTTGCAATCACCATGCCGCCGCCGGTGGTGCGCAGTTCCGGCGTCTTGCCCACGTTGCCCAACAGAAAAACCTTATTGATACCCTTCGCCATTGCTCCATCCCTCAGTTGCCGGTTGTGGTTTTCACGCGCGCGAGCGTGTCGAGAACTTGGTTGCGGGCCCAGGAATTGAACCTGGCAAGGCTGGCTTATGAGACCGGACCGTCTCCGTGACTACCCGCAGAAAATTGGTGGAGCGGCACGTTGATGGCCCGACGCGCCGCCCCGATTATCCAAAGGGAGGACATTGACCCGACCGGCCTGCAAGGATGGCCTACGTCCCCGCGTGCTAACGGAAAGTACCGCGCGTTCGCATGACGGCCCTTATGCGGATGAGTGATCCGCTGCCTCGGTAGCCAGTCTCGGCGCCCTCGCCGATGGAAACTTTTAGCGAGTGGCCTGCTTCGGCTCGATTACCGCAACAAACTCCACGCGCTCGATTGCTTTGCTGTAGGTCGCTTCCGCAAGCGGAAGGTCTACCGTGTCGCCCTTACTGAGCGGAACGCCCTTGATAACCTGGTCAACCAGCAGCCGGACCCGCTGCGTCTTACTGCCGCCGCTGCTATAGAAACGGTCTGCTGAGATGTGCGCCATAACTGAAATTCCCTCTTTGACTTTCGGCGTGGCGGAGATTGTTTTCTCCGCCACGCCCCTCGTCCGTTCTCTTCTTCGGTTGGGGTTTGTGTTTAGGCGACTGCGACCGTGAGGCAGGCGACGAATGCGGTGATGTGGCGGATCTCCACATCGAGCAGCATGCGCTCGGTGACGACGTAGATACCGCCGGCAGCCTGAGTGAACGGGTCTACGATCAACTCGCTCGCGCCATAGTCGGCGACGATCAGGTTGGAGAAGTCGCCGAAGATGGCCGCGTGCAGGTTGTTGACAGCGCTGTAAGTGAGGTTCTTGGGTAACTGGTTGGTGACGCCAGCCTTGTAGCCGAGCGGCCCAGTCTCCAGACCTTCAGGATCGCGCTGGTTGGAGTTCCAGATCGGCATCGCGTAGCCCGCTGCGAACATCGGCGTACCCTTGGCCAGCGCACGGGTTTCTGGCGTGACCAGGAAGCCGGCGTTTGCGGAGTCGGCATTGGCCGCGGCCAGCACCGATTCCATCGCGAGATAGTCGAGGTAGCTGAGCGCCTTGCCGGTGCTGGTGAGCGCCGTGCCGCTGGACGTGACGGTTGCGAGGCCGCTGGTCTGCAGCATGCCGACCGGGTTCGCGCCGCCTGTTGCGCCGTTGATGGACGCGAGGTCGATGGCCAGGTTGAGCACCTTCGCGCGATCGCGAGCCAGCATGCCCTCGACATCGACCGAGCTCTCCGCGAGCAGTTCCACCGTGTAGGCGTTCTGCATCGAGAGCCGCTTGGGCGTGATGGCGACGTAATCGGTTGTCACGTTACTCACCGAAGAGGTGGTGGTTTCCGACTGCCATGCGGCCGAGGCTGCGCTGGTCTGACGGGGCAGCCGGATAATGCCCGACAGTCCGCCGAGACGGGTTGCGCCGAGCGCCAGAACGCGCGCGCGGTTGCGGTACATCTCGATCAGTTCGGGCTCCGTGAAGGTGCCGACAACCGAGGTGAGAGCGGTGAGGCCCGAACCCGTGGCGCTGGCGGTCTGAGTACGGGTGACCGAGTTGGGGATAAAGAGTCCGCCCGTGGTCTTGCCGAGCCGCTTGGAGATTTCCGCAGAGACTTCGCGCTCCAGCTTGTCGTCTTCCGGCGCGAAGGCGGTTGCCTTGTAGTCGCGAATGGCGGCACGGTGGGCGCGCGCGAGCGAGTAACGCTTCGCGTCTTTGCCTAGATCTGCGAGCACGGCAGAACCGGCGGTTCCGACCTTGTCCGCTTCGTTCGCGGCGATGATCTTACGGGAGACGGACTCGGCGAACGCCTCGGCGGAAGTGTTCGCGGCGATGGCCTGCCGTGCTTCATCGGTCGAGACGTACTTGCTGAAGTCCTTATCGGACGCGATCGCCATAATGCGGTCGCGCCGGGCGAGTTCTAGGATATTCGCATCAGGCTGCGTCACTTCGGGCATTGTTCTTACCTCAATAACTACGGGAATTGCCGCGGGTGCGGCGGGTTGAACTTCGGGTGTTGCAACGCTGCGGCGAACGGTTTCAACCGCAACCGGAATCAATTGACCAACTGCGCGATCAACTCCGACCGTGCAATCCATCGGAACCGTGACAAGGGAAACTTCCAACGGCTCCCAGTCATCCACCAGCAGCGTGTCTTCCTCGCTGGGAAACTCGCCCACCTGGTCGCGGGTGATGTGATAAATGGCGTAGCCGATACTTACGTCGACCAGCACACCGGCGGCGTAATCTGCCTTCTTTTCCTGCGCCAGCGGAGACGGGCCGAAGAAACCCTCGACCATCAGCTTTTTGTTTTTGATGGAAAACTTATCGGTGCGGCCGAGATGCGCGTCGCGGTCGTGATTGAAGAGAGCGGCGACGCCCCGCTCCAGCCGCTGCGTGCGGATTGCCTTCGGCGCGTGCGAAAGAACTTCGGTGCCGAACCACTGCCGTCCAGGTTCCTCGCTGGAGATGGAGAAGGCGAAGCGGTTGTCGTCCGCGCCGTCTTCGGGCGTTTCGCGTGCGATGCGCACTGTGCGGTATTGCACGCCGAGAGATGCGGGAATGATGGTTGCGGTGCTCACACGTTGGTTATGCGGGAGAATGGAAAAACCCGGCAAATTTCGCCGGGTTTCTCTTCCCACACTCGTATTGCAGGGTTAGCTTGGTTCGTTGAGCAGTCCGAGGCGGCGCTGCTGGCGGCCGTCTTCGGCCAGTTCTTTCTTCGCCTTTTTCGGTGGCTTGGTGGATGGCGGTTTCGTCTTCGCCGGTTTGGTGGAGGCCGGTTTTTCGGGCGCGGCGGGTGCGTCGGGGCTGGCCGGCGCGTCCGGCTCGCCGTCGTTGATCTCGCTGGTGGCTTCGCCGCGGATGTCTGTTCCAACCTCGATACCCAGTTCGTCGGCGTATTGCTGCTCGGCCGCGAGTTGACGGTAGACTTCGCGCCAGTCTTTACCCTGCGCACTCAGAATCTCTTCATGCGTCTTGAAGGCGTTCTGCACGCTGTCGATGTTGGCCTGGGTGTCTTTGAGCGGGTCAACCCAGTCCCAGCGCCGCGGCATGAACTTCACGGCGTCTTCGTCGGTGTAGCGATCAACGTCGAACGGCACGCCCTCGATTGCGTTATTCAACAGCGCGGCCCGCTCCCAATCTTCGTACACCGGCTGAATAACCTGCTCGATCAGCACGCGCTGCAGTTCCATGAAGTAGTCGCGTTCTTCCTGCACTCCGAGCCGGCCGGAAGAGAAGTTGACGCCGGCCAGGTCGTTGCCGAGTTCGTGGTACGCGACGTTGAGGCCCGAGGCAATCAGCCGCAGCGAGCGCTCGACAAATGGCGCGAAGGTGCCGGTGGGCTGGTTGGGCGTCTGATTGTTGAGCGTCTGATTCGCTCCGAGGATGGCGATAGTTCCGCTCTCCATCTCAATCTTGGCGGAGCCGTCCTGATTCTCGCCGTCGCCATCGTACTCGGGCGCGCCTTCCTTCTGTTCAATGGAAGCCAGCAGCGATGCGGCGGTGCGCGCGCCGACCAGCGCGGCGTCGAAATACTTATCAAGCTGGTTGACATCGTAGAGCGCGGGTGCCGCCAGCGGATAGCCGCGAGACTGGCCCGGCCGGCGGATGACATAGGAGTGATACACCTGCTCTGCAGGTACTCGCTTGCAATTCGCGGTACCAAATCCAACCTCGTTCGGGTTGCCGTCGAAGAGGTGGTAAGCGATCGGCTTTTGGTACGGATCGAGTTCCACGCCCATGCGGATGGTCGGCGAAGACGGGCTACCGACGCGGTTGATGGCCTCGTTGAGTTGGTCGGCGTCGATCAGTTGCAGCGAGAAGCCAAACGGGTTTTGCGATTTCGGCACGTAGACGCGGCGCAGCAGATAGTCTCCGTCGCGCCCCATCGCATCCGCCCACAGGTTGCACAGGTCTTTGAAGCTAAGGTTGCCCTGGACGGTGCAGAACTTTCGGGTACACCACTTGCGCCACGCCTTATGTAGCGCCAGGTTGATCTTGTCGTCGTAGATCTCGGTGGCGTCGGGCGCCGAGCGCAGCTTCTCGATTTTGAAATTGAGCTTGATCCCGTGAGCGCCGACGATGTTGGTGCGGAGCATCTGAAGGAATTTTGAAATGATGGGCGAGTTGATGGCGCGCTCGCGGGCGCGGGCTCGCATCTTCGTGAGCCCATTGAATAGATCCTGGTCTGCCGACCGGCGGACGGTGGACCAGTCGCGCGTGAGGCGGTCGATCTTGGCGGAGGCAAAGCCACCATTCGCGCCGCCGATCAGCGCGGAGGAGTTCTGCGGATTCATGGAGCGCTTGCCGGTACGCAGGCTGACGCCATCGCGGCGCGCATCCGATAGGTCGAGAAAAGTCATGCCGCTCCTTTTACGTGCTGGTGCCGAACGAGACGCGCGCGGTGCGCTTGGGAACAAACTCGCCGGAGTTGATCTGTTCCTGGCGGTACTCGGTTTTGAATTGCGCGCGGAGTTCGAGCAGTTCGGTGCGCTTCATGTACTGCACGCGGCGGCCGTGGACTTCGTACTCCTGCACCAGAATGGAGGTGTCGCCGTCGATTGCGGCTTCTAAGGCATCCAAAGTCCGCTTGACGAAGCTGCGCGAGTCGATCGTGCCAACGCCGCCGGCGATGTTGGGAGTAATCAGCACGGATTCGAGTTCAAAGGTTCGCTGCTCGCTGGTGGCGGAGTTGGTGAGGATGGCGTAAATGTCATACTTGCCGGCGACGATAGCGGCGGTCTGCGTGCCGGTGGCGGCAACATTGAACGCCTGGCCGTCGCTGGCAGCGGAGGTCGCGCCGGACGGGAAGGCGAAGCGTGCGACGCCGGGGCCGTTCAGGATGTATTGCAGCGCCCAGGCGCTCGACGGGAAGCCGTCAAAGGCGCGCTGCCACTTCCACGAGTCGCCGGCGCGGAGTTCTGTCGGCTCGGGCAGAGGTCCGCCGGGCGTGTCGAGAAAGTTGGGAGTATTCGGCGTAGTGCTCACGCTGTGACGATGCAATCAGCGGGGAGAATAGGGCAAATTAGCGCGAACTAGCGGCGCGCAATGCGTCCGCCGAAGGCTTCAGCGAGGCGCTTGGCTCGATTAGAGACTGGCTTGGGCGGCGTAGCGGGCGGATGCTCTTGAGCGGACGTTTCGGGCGGCGCGGTGCTGTCAAGAGCAGGCGGCGGCGCATCTTCGGCGGCCTTCGCGGCGTCCGCTTTCAGCTTGGCAAGTTTCTCCGCGCCCCGGAGCAGGTTACGCTCGACCGCTTTATAGTTCGGGCGGAGGACAGCGACGGCGGCGCGGGCATAGACGGCACAGTCTAGCGCCTCGTTCCGCTTGCCCTTCTTTACCCATACCAGTTTAGTTACAAAATCCTTGGTCTTTTTCACCAACTGCTCGCTGGTGAGTTGGCGGAAGTACTCGGGCGCAAGGTTGGCGGAGAAGTTGGTATATTCCGCGCCAGGTGTGGCGACGTTGAGGCTGGTGTAAATATCTTCCTTCGCGGTGTCGACTCCGACGGTGTAGAGCATGGCGCGGCTGGGCCCCTGCTCGGACCCGCGCGAGACTAGAGAATTTCCAATCCCCGCGCGGCCGATGATAGCGAACCAACGGCGCGCCTGATTCTTGCGGGTGAAGTCGTAGACACGCTGGGTGTGATGGCCGCCGGAATCGAACAGCGCGCAAGAGATAGCCATACCCGCGCCGATGGCATGCTCCCAACGCTGGCGCAGGAAGGCTTCGACCGCGGCCCACGGGCTGAGTTGGTTCGTCTTGCCGTCCACCACCTCGGGCAGCGACGGGGCGCCCGCAAAGACGCGGTGATCTATCACCCAGCGCTGCTCGTCCATTCCCCAGCCCCACACCGAGGCTTCGAGGCGGTCGTCCTGCACGTCGACGCCGGCGGTAAGGAATAAAACTCCGGCGGGCAGAAGGTCGGAGAAGTTGTCGGCTGACTTCCGTTTTTCGAGCTCGTGCAGGTCGGCGCCCTTGCCGCGGATCTCCCACGTCTCGGCGAGGCGGGTGTTGATGAATGTCTTGCGGCGTTCGAGAGAAGACTTCGCGGCGAGCCACTCATTGACGATATCGCCCCAGCGCAGCCACGGCGGATATAGCGCGTTGAGGTGAAAGCCGGCCGTCTTGCCGTCGCGGCTGGTCGCGGTGGCGCGCCACTCGCCGGTGCGGATCATCTCATGCTTGGACCGCTCGCGGATCTCGCAGCCTTCGACGCAGGCGTAGAACACGTCGACCACGCGGCCATTCTCGACGCCCTTTTCCTGGGTGTACTGCAGGCGCGACCAGAGAAGCTGTTGCATGGTTCCACAGTGCGGGCACGGAACAAAGTATTTACGCTGGTCAGACTCTTCGTAAGCCTTCTCGATGCGGGAGAGGTTTTTGATGCCGGGCGTACTGGCGATGATTTCTTTTTTATTCCAAAACGTCGAGGTGCGGCGGCGGGCCAGGTCGACGGGATCACCCTCGGTGCCCGCGGATTCGGGGTAGCGGTCAACCTCATCCATCAAAAGGATGCGGATGGGCATGGAGGCGAGTCCGGCGGGCGCGTTGGCTCCGGCGAGGATAAGGACGCCACCGGGAAATTCCTTATTGAGCAGCGTGTTACCAGAGTCTCGGGCGCGGGGAGATGGGAACAGCTTACGTAGGACCGGGGTCGAGCGAATCATCTTCGCGATACGATTTTTAGAAAATTTTTCAGCTTCCCCCTCGGACGCCTGGACAAAGAGGATGGGCGACGGTTCGTGGTGGCTAAAGTAGCCAACGGCGTTCATCTGCGCCTGTGTCTTGCCGGACTGCGAGCACATTATCTGGATGATGGTTTCGATTTCAGGGTCGGAAATGGCATCCTGAATACCGCGCTGATACTCGGCGGTGGCGGTGAAGAACTTCCCGGGCATGGCGCCAGCCTCGGGCGGGATGTAGGCATACTTGTCCGCCCACTCGGAGAGAGTGAGCGGCGGCGACGGGAGATAGAGGCCGTGGGCTTCCAAAAAAGCCGAGCGGACGGAAGATTTACCCTCGGAGGATGTCTGGTAGGCGATCATTCATCCTCTGCGTCGTCGGCATCGTTGCCGGCCTCGAGCACGGCGTCGATGGTGGCGAGGTTCGTGAGGAGTTGGCGCATCTCGGCGTCAAGGATTGAGACAGCGCGGGCGTGATCCTCTAAACCGAGGATACGGGTAGCGAGGCGGGACGGAACGGCCAACACCTGCGTCTGCGTCGCCATAGCGGAGGCGTTGAGTACTTTCTTGAGATACGGGATGGAGGCGACCTGGCCGCGGCGCTGGGCGAGTTGGAGTTCTTTCAGGTTCGCCTCGGCCTTCGTTTTGCGGGTTATAGCTTCCTCATAGGTCTCGTCAGGTGCGGTGGGTTGCGCGTTTGACTCTGGCACGGCTAATTTGACGGATTTTACTGTTTCGCGCTTCGTGGTGGAGGCGTGCCATTCAAGCAAGTCGCGTAGGCGGACAGTCTTCGCCTTACCCTCTGCGGCGCAAGGTAAGCCGTCCGTTTTCATCCAGTTATAGACTGTCTGTTTAGTGACGCCGAGCGCTTCGGCGATACTTACAGCGCTCAGTGCGTCAAGATTTACGAGGCTCATGCGACCAAGCTAACTGTAAAAGTAAAACGTTGGCAAAGATCGCTGGCTCTAGGCCGGAGGGGGGCTAGCGCGTCACCCGCTAATCGGTGGGTCGGGGAAGGACCCGCGAGGTTATGGGTGCTGCCTGTAAACTGAGCACCATCTATGAGATACATGGCTCGACTGTGAGAGGCTTAGGCGGGCATGGCTTGGATGGTAGGCCCTCGTGGGCGTGGCATACGCAGCACAGCCACTCAAGGTTAGGCAATCGATCGTCACGGTAGCATCCCCCCATGCCGCGAGTGCGCTTGTGGTGAACATGTCCAGCGTTAGACATTAGGTCGCCTTGCTCATCATAGGCATCATGCAGTGGAGCGTAGACAACCACGCCGCGCCGCATGTGTGACTGGCAATAGCCATGCTCGCGGCCATGGACTTCCTTACGGCGATCCTCCCATGCCTGCCCACACAACACCTCTCGACCACAGTCATGGATAACCACTTTGTTTATGATTGGTTTACGTTTGATTGCTGTTCGTTTGAGTGGTTTATATCGTCGCAGCATTGTGCTGCGGTTGTATGGTCCTTCAGTTCTTTCGGGCAAGCAGACATGCAACGCGAAACATCAGTTGCCACCACGCCAGATATCCGCGCCACGTGCTGCTGCGAAGGCCTCTCCCTTTGTTCCATCCACGCCTGTGCTGAGGAATGAGTTATAACCACGCGGCGGCCTACTCGCGCGACGATGGGGCCTTGACCTTGGCGCTGCAGCTTGAAGTACAGTCCCTCGCTAATTCGCGCTTGCCTGCAAAACTCACTGACCGTATATGCCATACCGATGGTCTCCATTTCTTCAGTACCTCCAGCCCACTCGGCGCGAGTCTTAGGTGTACCGCTGTAGACCATACGGAAGCCGCAAAAACCACACCACCACGAAAATTCGCTCCGCTTCTTCACGTTGCCTCCATTCCAAACAAACATCCCTGATCAAGCACCGGCACGCATCGCGGCGCGTCGAAATCGTCGGTTTCGTCCATCATATCCGGCGGGTTTTGGGTAAGGTATTCGATGCGCGCCCACACTTCGTCGGTATCGAAGTCCGCTGCAGCGTCAATTTTCGCCAGCATCCACAATCTCTCATGGTCCGCATTACAGCCCAGGGCGTCACAGGCGGCGTCGAAGCTCAAAAGCCAACCATCCCTATCAAAAAACGGATCGGGCGCCACACGCGCAATCCAGGCGCGCGCCATGATAGCCATATCCCACAAGTCATACTCCCGATTTCGCCCCGTCTGGATGAGATCACCTAACATCGGCGATCCATCCGGATACCATCCGGCGGCGTAGGGGTAGATTATGCCCTCCACCCGCAGCGCCTCAAACATCGCCATCCGGATTTGTCGCCAGAAGAACTGCATCACCGGCGTATAGCGCGGCCCGCGTCGTGCTGCCTGCCACTTGCTTACGTTGAGTTTAGCCATTACTCGCCCCGTTCCACTTTCGCCCGATACCGCTTTGCCGCTTCTCTGCCGTACACCGCTGCCACTTCCTCAAACGTCTCTTCGCGGATTTCAAGGCCCGTAAGCTGTTTCCATCGGCGCGGTGTCAGCGGCACGTAAACAAACGGAGTTGACGGTCGTGCCGCCTCGATTCGTTCGCGCAACTCCGACGGCTGTGGGAAGAATCGGCTCGCCATCAGGTGTTCGCCAAGTGCCGCCCGTATCGCTGGGAGTCCGAACTTGATCGCCAGGGCGATCCACGCCGGAGCCCACATCTCTACCGTTTCCTCCGGTATTTCCTGGCTCGGATAGCTGCGCTTTGTCTGGTCCATCAGCATCGAAACCTGCTCCAGCCCGTATACGTCCAAAGACATTGGCAATCGCCGTACTAGATCGCTGGTTTCGTCCGCGCGCAGGATTCTCTCCAGCGCCACGCTGTCCGCTCGTTGCATGGTTCCCCTTCGGCTTGCCGTATGCGTCTTTTGGTCCACTCAGGTAGTCAGTCACGCACTCCAGCCACTTGCGCGGGCGGTCGGATGGCTGCACATCGCTCAACGCGCGATTCTTTAGGCATTGGTTGAATTGTTCGAGGGTAAAGTTCGGCATAGCGCGCAACATGCTAGCCAGCGCCTTACCTTCACTACCATCCCACGGAGCATCGACACCCACCAGAGCGCGCCAGTGATCCTTTACGGCTGCCCTGAAGGTGATATGCCTCGGGTCGGTCACTTTTGAGGATTTGAGATTGAGAGTATGCGCCGCCGGCGTAGCTGGCGCAAGTATTTGTACTGGTACTTGTACTTGTACTTTAGCAACACCAACACCAACACCAACACCAACAAGTACATCATCCGAAATGTTTTCAAATGTTTTATAAGTTTCTAAAACATTTTGGACGGTTTGAGAAGTTTCTAAAACATTATAAAATGTTTTATAAGTCTCTGAAATCTTCCCAAAACCTTCCGAAATAATATCTAAGTCGTTCTTATTACGCGCCCTTAGTGATTCCACGTAGGAGTTCCGGAACGCCTCTAGTTCTTGCGGAGCCGGAGCCGGAGTCTTACGGTCGGCGGCGGCGCGGTATTGCCCCAGCAGCTTCTCTGGCACGTCCCACTGCGCCCACATTGACCCGTCGTGCGCTTTATAGATAAATAGCAGGAAGTTGGCGTGGTACTCGCGCAGCCATGCAGTCATTTGTTCCTTGGATGGTTTGGCGTGGAAGCTGCCATACACCTCGCCCTGCAGCCAGTCGACGCTCATACGGAAGCGCCCGAACGTATTCGACGCCGCCAACAGCCGCGGAAAGTGCAGCTGTGCCTCATCCGAGCACGCCGCCACCCGATCACCATGTAATAGCCCTTGTGGATCAATCAGCACGTTCCAACTCCTCAATCAGTTGCTTGATGCGTCGTGCGTATAGTTCCGGTATCTGCGGGACTACGGCGTTGCCGAGTCCTCTAAGGCGGTTCATCCGATTGGCAGGCCCATCAGCCATTCGCGGAATGTCGTCGACCGAACGAGGTCCGGGCGGATAAAATCCACAAGTTGATCGCAGAGGTTCGCAATATGGAGACGCCCCCCCCCTCCCGCGTCGAATCCGGTTGCCGCGTCCACTCTGGCCTTTCCAGTCTCGCGTCGTCGGGGTATGCCAATATCCAGACTCGCTCTCGATGCTGGGAAGCCCCGAGTGAGTCAGCCCCCATAACTTCCCACTCCGCGTCATACCCGAGCGCGGCAAGGTCGCACAGAACTCGGACAATTCCCCGTCCAAGCAAAGCTGCGACGTTCTCAATGAGCACGAAACCAGGTCTTTAAGCTCCCCAATAATTCGGCTGTAGTCCGCCCATAGTCCGGACCGCTCTCCCTCGATACCGGCACGAAGACCGGCGTTACTGATGTCCTGGCAGGGGAACCCGCCGACGATGACATCAACGGGCTTGAGGTTGTGTCGTCCGCATTCTCTGACATCTGCATATCGCTCCGCAACGGGGAAGTTCTTCGCCAGCACCTTGCGGCACCAGGGGTCAATCTCAACCTGCCATACAGTTCTGAAACCAGCGCGCTCAAATCCAAGGTCAAACCCTCCAATTCCAGCGAACAGCGAGCCTACCGTGTAAGTCCTCAACGCACCCGCCTCCGCTGTCCCATTGCCCGCTTCTTTCGTTCCATCGCCGAGCGAACATCCAGACACGCCCGGCACTCGTTCACCAACTCCGGCTCACGCTCCAGGCCGCAGCGCTGGCATAGTCCGAGGCTCTTACGCCATCCCCGCAGCGCTGGCGTGCCATAGCCCCACTGGGTGCGTTCCGTGGGAGTCATCTCGCGGGCGCCAGGATTCTTTAGCGGCCTTCCGCATCGCCCGGCCCGGCCCCGGAGGCGCGGAAGGGTGATGTTCGCCCTCCGCTTCTCCGCTCGAGCTAGCCGCTGTTCTCGCCGCCACGCGACGATCCCCGCGTACATCTGTTCTGTGTCACGTTCGGTCATCACACCCTCATTGGCATTACGACGTATTCAAACGTTTCGCCCGGTGCCGGTTCCGCGTAGATCAGCACTGCGGTCTGCCCGTTCGTGGTGGCGAAGCGCACCTGCACGTCGCCCGTCAGCCGCGAGAAGGCGTCGAGCAGGTAATCGCCATTGAAGCCGACAGCGAACTCCGCGAACGTCTCGCCGGTCAGCCGCACGTCGATCGCCTCATCCGTCTCGCCCGTATCCACCGAAGCCGCGCGCAGCCTCACCTCATAGGGCATGATCGTCAGCTTCACCGCGCCCGAGCGCTCATCCGCGAACATTCCGCAGCGCCGCAGCGCAGCTGCCATCTCCGCCGCGCGGACGGTTACGCAAGCCACCGCAGCGGTGGGCATGATGGCTTTGTAGTTGGGGAAGGTGCCCGTCATCCTGCGATGCGCCAACGCGATGCCGCCGGTCGAATCTTCAATATTTATAAATATTGAATACTCTGAAGTCTCCAGCAGCGCCAGCGCCTTCGATCCGGGGTCGATTACCTTGTGCATCGCGCGCAACATGCCGGCGGGCAGCAGCATCGACGCTGTCAGCGCGGTATCGCACGCCGCGGTGTACCTGGCCAGCCGGTGTCCATCGGTTGCGATCATAGCCAGCTTGCCGTTGCCGATCTCCAGCAGCGCGCCATTCAACGTGTAGCGCGCTTCTTCCGCCGAGATGGCGAACGTGGTATAGGTGAATACGCGCTCGGCGAGTCCCTGCCCCAGTTCGATGCCCGTACCCACGTCATTCAGCTTGATCTGCGGGAAGTTGGAGATTGCCAGCATCGGCAGCTTAGTTACCGAGCGGCCGCACTTCAGCGTTACTCGGGCTTCGCCGCAGTGCAGACTTACGTCGTCCCCCTGCAACAGCTTGGCGAAACTCTCCAGCTTCAGCGCGGGCAACAGAAACGGCTCCTGCGCCTTTGCGTCCGGGGTTGCGATGCGCACGCGGATAGCCAGGTCGAGATCTGTTGCCGCGAACTCCAGCGCCGTGTTGCTCTGCTCAATTCGCACCGAGCCCAGCACGGGAATGGTTGTCTTGCGTTGCACGGCTGGCGCGACGGTCGCGAGAGCCTTCCGCAACTGCGCGAGAGGAAGTGTGAGCTTCGTTCCGGCGGCTGCCTTCTTTACTTCGGGTGCTTCGGTGGTTGCGGTTGTCATTGTGGTGCGTCTCCGTTCGTCCTGCAAAGATCACAATCAGCCGCGCGATGGTCCGGCGGGGTAAAGATGTTGAGTTCGTACTGGTGCGCGCAGCCCACACAGAGAAAGCCGCGGTTTTTCAGGATGAGGTTGTCTCGGTCGAACGGCACGCCGCAGACCGCGCACTCCACCCATTGCGCCATCACCGCCAAACTCTCTGCTGTGCTCCGGTCTCCACGGACCACACCTGCCGCGAGTCGACCAGTAGGAGTTTAGAGATAGCCTTGTAGCTCATTCCCTTGCCCCGCATCTCGTGAATCTGCCGCTTATCGGAGATGTCTCCGGCAATTTCGTCTGCCGGCCTCGTCTCGCGCTTCACTTTGGACAACATGCCGACCTGGTAATACTGCAATTCGGCGAGAGCTTCCTCGTACTTTCCCTCCAGCACCACCAGCGCGTGGAAAGCGAACGCGAAACGCTCTTTCCACGTCATACTATCGAGCGGGTTGCATATGACCGTCACTGCAGCATTTCGCTTCCCCGCACAAAGTTCGCGGCCAGCGTAATCCGGCCCTTCAGGATCTCGGTGGCCAGGTCCGCCGTTGCTATATCCACCCAGCGATTCACGCACTCCATCGCCTCTTCCTCGTCGTGCCCCGCTACCTCGCACGCTGCCTGCGACAGCGCCCGCGTAAGAACTTCCTCTAAGTCGACTACCGGCATTGAATCCCCCTTGGTTGTTTTTCTATCCTTGTCTTTCACGCGAAGCGTCCAGAACGGCACGAAGTGCCTAAAACGGTTCGTGCTTGAGTACCAGCTTCCCAGCCATGCGGTCAGTTGCGTCCTGCGCCTTCGCCGAGGCAGCCCGCACCTTTAGCCGCCCCGCTTTTTCGTCCATATTCCGATCGCACAGCGCGTCCGCCTTCGCTTGCAACTCGCGCACGCATTGCTCGGCATCGTCTTTGCTAATCAACTCCGCTGACAGAGTCACCAGGCTCGACAGCGTAGCGAAATCCACGCTCGGGTGCGGACACTTCAGCATTGAACTCACGGAAATAGTTTTGATCTTCATAGCAGTCCCCACGCGACATACCACACCGCGACAATCGCCATTGCCACCAGAAACATCTTCACTGGGCACACTCCGCGCGGTGCTCGCGGCCTGGCTTCGCATACTGCCGGTGCTGTTCGAGATCAGCCAGCAGCGCCCACGCTCGGTCGCGGCCCCGAGCCTTCAGCTTGATCATGCCTTTGCGATAAAGGTCATACGCCGCCTGCCGCGTGATGCCTATTTCGTCGGCAATCTCCTGAAAACTCATCACCGGTTCCAGGTGTAGGTAAGCCGTCATCACGCTCTCTCTTTCAGTGCTTCCGCTTTGCTTTCGTCTTCCGTCGCGTCGAACGTCTTCAGCACGCGCAACTGGCGGAACGGCTCCCCGCGCAACTTGTAGATCGAGGCCAGATCCGTCCGCTCCGCATCGAGCGCCTTCGTATCCCACGCATGCCGCCCGCTCTGCCAGCTGAAACTTACCTTCATCCCCTGCCCGGGAACCAGAATCGCGGTGCGCTCGCCCATCAGCGTCTTCAGCTTGGCGCGTTCGGTCTGGAGTTGGGCGTCGGCGTCATCCACCTGCGCACTTAGCAGCTTGATATTGCCCACCAGGATGTCAGCCGCCTCTGAGTTGTCCGGCACGTAAACCGTCTTAACCTTCTTCGTCTTGGGCAGCGCCTCGGCGTTGCGGCAGCTTCGGCGCCACTGGCATTTTTCGCAGCGTGTGTCGTTGAAATCCTTGAGCGCCGCCGGAATGTTGCCCGCCTGCACCTGCTTCCAAAAGGCTTCCTCAACGTCGAGCAGCACATTCACTAGCGCCTCGTTCCGCTTGTACGGGAACGCCAGGAACGCGAAGGTATACGGCTCCAGCACCGCGAAGTATCCCCACTTCCACCCGGTGACTGCGAGCCCGTGCTGGACCTGCAGGATGTAGTGCGGCGGCATACCCTCGCCGCGCATATTGCTGAAGACGTGCTCATTCGCCGTCTTGCATTCGAGGTAGCCCGGCCCCATGCCGGCGAAGTCGCCCGCGTCCAGCGAATGAATCATACGGTCGACGTTCACTCGCATCCACGGCCGCTCGGCGGAGACGCGGGTGGGCATATTGCGCACCACTAGACCCGTATCTTTGCTAAATCGCCGCGCGATCAGCGGCTCCAGTGCGTGCCCACGCTCAAATAGTCCCTGCGTCGCCTCGCTATGCCGGTAATCCGGCTCCACGCCCGCCTTGTCGTAAAATAAGGCACGCGGACAGCCGTACCCTTCCGAGAGAAGCGCCGCGGCATCCGACCCGCCGATCCCCTTCTTCCGCTCCGCCAGCCATTGCTCGAGGGTCTGCTTCACTTCCCCCCCCGTTCATCCGCGCCGAACAGCCAAAGCAGCGCCGGCGGCCCAATCACCACGGCAAACACCGCCGCCAAAAGTAGAAGGTCAAACCGCATGGGTAGCCTCCGAGTTCCATCCAGCGGGCATCCGCCGCCGCGTCTCTTCGGCAATCTGGCGATCTCGCAGCGCTCTGCCGATGCCTGGGTTGGTGGGCGGAGTTACCCGGTACTCGAACAGCCCGGCGGCCACATTGCGCCGCTCGACGCCGTAGCCGACTTTCTTGAGGTTGCGGATCTGCGCGCTCACCGAGCACTCGGGAAACCCCACCGCCGGATATCGCTTGCGGCACGCCGTGGTGAGTTTTGCGATCGTCCACCACTCGCCACCCACGGTCACCGCAGCGATGCAATCAACCTGCCGCGTCAGCCGCGCACGGTCGCGCCGGTCGTCATACCCGGCACCGCGAAACGGCACAGAGGTATGGTCCGTGGCGTCCACCGTGACATCCGGAACATCCAGCGCCTCGAACAGATTGCAGGTTGCTGCCATCACTTCACCTCCGCGAACTTGCCGGCCTTGAGTCGGTAGAACGTGTCCGCCTTGATACGCTTGCCGTCCACCTTCTTCGTCCGCACGTCGATGCGGGACCAGGTGTAATCCGCATCCTTTTTCCACTCCGCGATCGTCAGCCAGCATCCGACAGCTCCAGACGCCCTACCCTCGATCCCGAGCGCCACCGCACAGCCTTCCGCGCCAGTGTTGGTTGCCGCGCTCCGGTCGCCAGTGTTGGTTGCCGCGCTCTGGTCGCCAGTGTTGGTTGCCGCGCTCTGGTCGCCAGTGTTGGTTGCCGCGCTCTGGTCGCCAGTGTTGGTTGCCGCGCTCTGGTCGCCAGTGTTGGTTGCCGCGCTCTGGTTGCC